AGGTGTTTCTACTGAAGGTAGAGTGGGTGTGTTGAACCCAAGACAATACTACGAACTTATACAACAAGTTGGTGAGAACGGTCTAATCAACAGAGACGAGCAAGGTGATGCACGTCAGAGTGGACAAGGCATCGTTGAGATTGCAGGCATTAAGATCTACAAGTCAATGAACATTCCATTCTTTGGTAGATTCGGTACTAAGTACGGTACAGCTTCTGCAACAAACCCCGGTGTAACCGATCCCGGAAACACAGGCAGCTTCACAGAAGTTGTTATGGAAGACGAGACAGCTGGTACATCAGCTACTAAGACTGTTAACTCTTACGGTAATGGTAACTCTGACTTCGAGAACTCATGCGGACTTATCTTCCAGAAGGAAGCTGCTGGTGTTGTTGAAGCAATTGGACCACAAGTACAGGTAACATCTGGAGACATTTCAGTTGTATACCAAGGTGACGTAATCCTAGGTCGCCTAGCAATGGGAGCAGACGCACTTAACCCTGCTGCATCAGTTGAATTATTCGCTGGAACAGCAACTAAGCCTGCTGCATTTGCTTAATTTTTATTTTTTATACGGGAGCTTCGGCTCCCCTTTTTTCTTATGGCTTCCACAACTATTGACCTCGATACCGAACTATCCGCAGTTAACTCAATACTGGGAGCTATCGGGCAATCACCATTGACTACTCTAAACTTTGATAATCCAGAAGTAGCAATGATTTACAACCTACTCCGTGATGCTAACGTAGATACACAAGCAGAGGGGTGGCATTATAATACAGAAAAGCATGTAAAATATTCACCAGATTCTGTAACTGGTAAGATAGCTATTGGTAACGATATACTGTCTATGGACTTACATGACAACCAAGCTCGTCGTACATATAATCTCGTACGTCGTAATGGATTTATTTATGATAAACAAGATCACACAGATGTATTTACAACTGACATAGATCTTGATGTTGTCAGACTATATAACTTTGAAGACTTACCTATTGTCTTTAGAAGATATATAACATACAGAGCATCTAGGGTTGCTGCTACAAAGCTAGTTGCAAATCCTCAGTTAGTCAAACTGCTAGCTCAACAAGAAGCTCTTGCTCGAGCTGCTCTTATGGAGTACGAGTGCAATCAAGCAGACCACAGTATGTTTGGATTTGAAGATGATACAGCCTATCAAACATATCAACCATTTAAAAATCTAAGGAGATAATGGCAAGTATAACACAAACTATCCCTCAATACTCACTAGGAATGTCAGAACAGCCTGATCAGCTTAAGTTTCCCGGTCAGGTATCAGAGGTAACAAACGCAATACCAGACCTAACGAAAGGTTTATTTAAAAGACCGGGTGCTAAACGCATAGGCACTGACGCACTATCGAGTGTACAGAGTGGAGGTTCGTGGTTCCATTACTTTCGTGATGAAACAGAAGGATCTTATATAGGACAAGTAGCTGCTGATGGTCAAGTCAGAGTATGGCGTTGTACAGATGGACAACTAATGACTACAGCCTATGGCACAGGTGGTCAAACAGCTATACAAAACTACCTAGCTACAAGCACACCAGAAAACTTACAGTTCTTAACAATTAATGATACGACTTTTGTTACCAACCGTGATACTACTAATGCTAACACTCTCGTTGGGTCAACGGGAACTACAGATTCTGCACCAGATGCTCACTTCGGTTTCGTAGAATTATTACGTACAGAAAATGGTAGACAATATGGTTTAAACATTAACAATGGTACTACAGTTACTACACTAACTCGTGCTACACGTATTAAAATTAATAGTGATACACTTAATGAAGGTGATGGCACAGGTCATTGTCCCGGTATAGGCACAGCTGTATTTAGTGTAGACTCTGGTAGTAAAACAAACTTAATATTTAGAATTAATACTTTAGGTCAGCAAGGTGTTAGCCCTAACTACAGTGCTAGCAGTAATGGGCCGGGTGGTAGTAACTACAGATGTAGCTACAATAGAGAAGTTGTACTATTACATGGTGGTGAAGGATGGGTTACAGGAGATACAACTACTGTAACTATGGCAGGTGCTAACTATACTATACGTGTTGAAGATCACGAATCTACTGATGTTAACGCTACAGTTTCATCTAACGGAGACGGTCTCGTAAGACCAGAACCTACACCTTTTGATGCTGATACAGCTGTGACTGCTGATACTATTATTGGTGGTATTCTAGCTGAATTACCATCAGGTGTTACAGGCAAACATATAGGAACAGGCATATATCTTTCTAGCTCTAATCCATTTAGTGTAGAAGTTGTTGAAGAAGACTTAATGCGATGCTTTCAAGCTTCAGTTAATGACGTACAAAATTTACCTAACCAATGTAAACATGGCTATATTGTCAAAGTTGCTAACTCTAGAATGTCAGATGAGGATGACTACTATCTTCGTTTCGACGGGTCAAACAACAGAGACGGTGTAGGATCTTGGTCTGAATGTGCAAAAGGTGGTATAGCTAAGACACTTACAAACATGCCGTTGGCTATACAACGTACAGCTGCAACCACATTTACTGTTAAACAGTTTACATATCAAGACAGACGAGTAGGTGATGATACAACTAACCCTATGCCTTCTTTTGTAGGTGCACGTATTAATAAAGTACTATTCTTCCGTAACAGATTAGCATTGTTGTCAGGTGAGAATGTAATAACATCACGACCGGGCACGTTAGGAACTCCTGACTTCTTTAATGAGACAGCTTTGACTGTATCTGCTAGTGACCCTGTAGATATCTCAGCTGCGTCTATGTTCCCATCAGAACTCTTTGATGGCATAGAAGTTAACACAGGTTTGGTTGTATTTAGTACAAACCAACAATTCCTACTTGCAGCAGATGATACAGTTTTTAACCCTGATACTGCAAAGCTTCGTAGTATATCTACGTTTAATTATAGCGAAACTATACCTCCTATATCATTAGGAACAACACTTGCATATGTTGATAACTCTGGTAAGTTTAGCCGCTTCAATGAAATGGCAAACATAACACGTGAAGGAGAACCAAGCATAGTAGAAGTAACTAAAGTTGTACCAAGTTTATTACCAAAAGATATAGACTTACTCACAAACTCTAGAGAAAACTCTATGATATTGTTTGGTAAAACAGGTTCTGACGACGTGTTTGGTTACAAGTATTTTCAAGTATCTGATAGAAGGCAGCAAGCTGCATGGTTTAAATGGAAACTTAACAATCCATTAATATACCATTTTATTATTAATGATGAATATTTCTTTTTAGATAGTGACTACTATTTACAAAGCATTAAGCTTGTGCAAACTGACACAGATCCATCTATTGTACAAGATAGTGTTGATTTTTTATTACATGTAGATAACCATACTACAGTAAGTGGTGGTAGTTTTAACGCTAATACAAACATAACTACATTTTCGAGTGTTAGTTGGTTGAATACTGTTACCACACCTAACCACGATCTAGTTGTAATAGATACAAATTCTAACTCAGCACGTGTCGGTCGTTATGCAAAACCTACAGTTAGTGGTACAACCTTTACTGTACCCGGTGACTGGTCTGGTGTTACACTTACCATAGGTTACATATACCCTTACGAAGTAAAGTTTCCTACATTCTATGCAACCAGACAAGTCGGTAATGCTACTAGATCTGATGTAAACTCATCCTTAATATTACATAGAATTAAGTTACACTTTGGAAAGATAGGTCTATACGAAACCACACTTGAACGTGTAGGTAAAAATGATTATACAGAAGTATATGAGTCTACAGAATTAGACGAGTACGACGCATCTGATGCACCGTATCTTGAAGAATTTATTAAGACTGTGCCTGTATATGAAAAAAACACAAACGTAGATGTAACACTACGATCATCTCACCCTGCCCCTGCTACGCTACGTGCGTTATCATGGGAAGGTGACTACTCACCCAAATATTACAAACGTGTCTGATTACATACACCCACTTACAACGGAGGCTGCCACACAGGTTGCCTCTAATTTACGTCCAGATGACCGCAGAGAAGTCGAAGAGGGGCATGGGATACCATCTGCCCTTCTCCCTGCTTTGATGTGTCACAACCCATCCTACGTGTATTTTACAGTGCCTGACGGCAAGACTGCTGGCATGGCTGGAGTAGGAAAAGAAGGTGATATATGGATGCTATGCACTCCTGATATACACCGATACCCAATTACATTC